GGTATCAAAAACGGTTTGGTAGGAGTCTGGTTTTATCGCTTGCCTCCCTGTAAAAAGTAGACAGCCCAATCTGAATCTTCTTGATCGCGTCCAGTTGCTTGCGCTTCTCCTCAGCGCTCATTGTGGACGCCTGTACTGCACGCGACGCAGCAGTCAACTTGTCCATGTTTGCCTTGAACTTGTCGGCCATCTCCGCCTCAAGGTACTCGTTGCCGCGCCGTTGTAGCAGGTCTTTAGCCTCCGCTGTGCGGCCATCGGTAATCATGCGCTTGACGCTGTTGCGGACTTTGATGTCTTCATTGAAGCGCTCGTACACGCTGTTGATGATGCCGCCAGCATCGTTTGGCTGGAACGCCCCGCCAACGAGTGGGTACTCGGACAAGCGTTTGACGGCGTTCTCAGGGGACTCGGACTTAGGCACGCCCAGACTGACGGCATGCAGGAAAGCCAGACCCAATGTGCCCGTGTAACCACTGACAAGTTGCTCAAAGATTACAGGCGAGATGCCCATCGTCTTACCCAGCGCTTTGGAGATGTCTGCCGTGTTGGCCCGGAACTGCTCTTCTGGCAGCAACTCTTTCTCCCGCGCAGACAAGATGTCTCGACCTGTGTAGAACGACTTGCCAAGCCCTGCTTCGATGGCCGGTTTCATTACCTGCGGGATGCCGTAGGACGAGCCGCCCGGAATCGTATTGAGCAGAATCTGCTTGAACGCTTTGACCGCTTCTTCACCGCCGTTCTTGGAGGTCATGGTGTTGTACAGCGCCTCTGGCACCGCCTTGAAGATGTAGCCGATCTCAAACGGCAGGGGGATACGCACCGGCTCTGACACGCCGGGGATGCGGACAAACCAGCTACCATACTTCTGGTCTGGGGTGGCGTTCTTGTAGGCTTCATCGTCCTCCATAGCCGCTGCGTAAAGCAAGGTGGCCCCCGCCATAAAAGCGCCGCGCTGCAACAACTTGGCCTGAATATTCAGTCTGTCGTTAAACGGCAGGTTGCCCGTCATGGCCTTGTACATCACGTTTAGACCTTGAATCTGGGCGTTGAAGAACGGGATGAGCGCGTTGGCTGCGTGGATGCTTGGTGATGCCCCGCGCTTGTTAAAGTTCATTGACTCCAGCGCCAGCAAGGTGGCCTCCATCTCAGACAACCCTTGGGAGATGTAGCTGTTGTACTGCGCACGGCGAGTAAGCGCGTCTAACTCCATACCCGTAGCCTCAAGCGCCCCCAGCGCTTTCATCCAGCCGGGTTTGCCGTCGTTGATGGTGCGCAGAATCTGGCTGATGTCTTCCGAAGAGCCTGTCATGTACTGACTGCCCACAATACCGCGCTGCTCCAGCGTGCCTTTGGTTGCGCTGTTGAGCTCCCGCAGAGCGCCGAACACAGGCGTGAAGTTAGCGCCCGACAAGATTGGAGCGGCCAGCGAGTCACGGAACAACTGCTTTGCCATGTACAGCGGGCTTAGGGTGATTGCTTTGCGCAGAAGCTGTGCCGGGACTGCCATAGCACGCAGCAGCACTGGCATCTGTGTGGGGATGCCCTCCATACCCTTTACCAGAACATCAGCGGGCACGCCCGTGTTGAACTCCTTATTGCCAATTTTGATTGTCTCTGTGGAGATAACAGCGTAGCGATCTTCGCCGTCTTCTCTAAACTTAACCACATCTGGGCCAGCGGTCTTACCCACGATCTTGGCGGCGTTCAGACTCACCAACTCAAACACGGCGTTCTTTGTTGCCAGATTGCGCATCGCCATGTCCACCAACATGTTGGTGTTTTGTACCGAGCTAATCATGAAGTCCAGAATAGGCTTGTCGCCACCAACCAGTTCTTTCAAGTGCGGCTGATCGGCAATGTTGCCAAGTTTGACGGGCGTTTCACCACCAATAAGCAGTTGGGCCACGCCATTTTGCTCCCGATAAAACGGGATGTAGTCGTTAGACGCGGACAGCATTGCTGCCGTGCTCTTAGATATAGCGCCGCTGCTTGCCAAGAACTGAATCATGTCCCGGTTGTATGCGTTGTACTCGTCTCTGGCTTGGTCGAACACCTTCTTCAAGGCGGCGTTGCCCTCAACGGCTTTCATAACATCGGCCAGCATGGCCTCTGTAACGTCTTCACCAAAGTTCAGCGCGGCCAGACCCTTGTTCTCAGCGCGGAGTGCGGCCAAGTACATGGTGAATGTGCGGTTGACGGCCTCGCCGTTACCAACGTATGGCTGCGCGTCTTTGAGAATCCTGATGACGTTCTTGATGTTCGCGCCTTCTTTACTCTCAATGATGTACTCTTTGCGGCCATCAGCGCGGGTGATCTCCTTACGGATAGGGGCACCGTTCTCGATGGACTGCTGCACCATGTGCATACGCTGGTCGTACTGGCGCAGATACATCAGCATCTGGGAGCCCTTGAGCTGATCCATGTACTTGGCCAGACGCTCAAAGCCAGCAAAGCGGTCAACCAGCATGGTCTCAAATGAAATCCCAGTGGCGGCTGCTCTGATCTTCTCAAACATTGTCTTGTTCTTAGCAACAAACTTGTCAGTTGTTCTACCAAGGCGCTCCATCTCTGGGTTAGCGTACGTTGGTTTTCTAGAAAACAAGATACCTGCGGCTTGCCCAATTGGGTCAATGTTGGCCCCAACAACAACGGAAACGGTATCCAAATCACCGAAGTCCACGTAATTAAACGTCGATTTGTTGGTGACAGGCTTTCCTCGTGACACGCCGTCCAAAAACTTGTTACCTGCCACGCCTTCTGCAAAAAGCGCAAGTGAGGTAGCTCGGTCGTTTTTGTTAAGTCCGTCAGGGCTTAGCGCTCTTGATAGCGCTGTGTACACGTCCTTACCTCTTGGTTCTTCGCGCAGTATTCTCCAGAAAGTTTGGGTCTGACTGGTTGTCATCTTGTCAAGCACTCTGGCAAAGGCTTCTTCAACGACACGCGATTGCTTATCTGCCGGGGCGTCCCACAGCAAGTAGTCTACTTCTGGGCGTGTGCGTACTGTGCGCAGCATGGTGCCTGTTGGCTGCGGCACTGGCGGCGCTGTTGGTGGGTTAAACACAAAATCAGCCAAGTCCAACTTGTCCAAGGTCGCAAGAATGCGCACGCTATCTTTGTAATACGGAGATTCGCCGCTAAACAGCTTTTTGTGCCGTTGAGCGTTTTCGCGTACAGCTTCTATGGCATCTTTTACACGTTCTTTAAAAGGGGCGTCTGGGTTTTTTGGGTACTCTGTTAACTCAAACAGTACATCCGCCCCTGTTCTATCAGTATCGGTGTATTCAGGAGTCGGTTCATGGTACGTGTACCCTTTGTACACAGGTTCGGTAGTAACTGCCTGAAACTTGCTGTAGTCGAGAGAATCTAGCCACGCTTTTAGCTCGGTTTCAAGTGCGGACACTTTATTCCGCTCTGGTTTGGGCAGACCTGCCCGAAAAGCTGCAACATTCTGTCGAGCCATTGCTGCGGTAAAACGAATTGGCCTAGCAAGCACCATACCGGGGCGAACACCAAAATTTTGCATTTGTTTATTGGCTAGTTTTTCCAAAATAGTCTTGAATTCTTTTGCAGGAGAATCGTATAGACGGACGCCAAAGCTAACGCGGCTCTCGTACTCCGCCAAAGCCGAGCGCATTAGGTCTTTAAACTTTGCTGGTACGCCGCCTGTATCACCTATAGGAATTAAAAAATCCTCTTCGACAAAACCGTTAAATTTAGGCGCTTGCGATTTTTTCCACCGCTCGATCTCAGGCAGTGCATTCCACGCTGGCAACGCTTTTTGCGCTCCAATTCCCTGATATCTTTTGGCAACATCAGTAGTGTCGCCCGTGTAAGTTCCGTAACTAAACGCTTGCGCACCTTCGCCGGTGCCCATGTACTTAAAGTCAAACGCGTCAAACTCTGCGCGTGTTCCGTGCCAAGTTCCCTTGAGCTCCAGTTGCGCAGCGCCGTGGGCCAAATTAACCAAGTCGCCAACAGTCAGTGAGTCGGAGTCAATGCCAAACTTCTTCAACACGTTCTTGAACGCTTTAAAGATTATTTCCAGCCACCTGTTAACAGCGCGGCCATTCTTCACCCCGTCTGGAGACACGCCCCTCTGAATGGCTTCTTCTATAGCGTAGGCCAACAACTCATCGTCTACTTGATCTTCCGGTGTCTTTGCGGCCTCAACGCGGTTCATGGCGGCTTGGCCAATTTCAGACTCAATTGATCCGTCTTTTTTAGTAGCCCAGTTCTTTACAGTCTTTACCAGCGCGTTGTACTCGCTGGCGTTAAAGAAGTTTCTGAACCCGATGTGTGCGCCAAGCTCGTGCAGCAGCACGCCAAGTCCGTGACCACGGCCAATGTTGTCAGCAATTAGGTACGCTTTGCCGTCAGCAACAAAACCTTTGGCATCATCTGGGATGACTTCAATAAAATTACCTGTGTCGTTGGCTTCTTTTGCGTTCTGGTAAATGGTTACCTTGCCACGATTTGTAACTGACTCGCCCATAGCCGTGGTGAGTTCTTTGTTGAGGTCTTTCTTGCTTTGCCCATCAACATTAACGCCACGCGAAAACTGAAACTTCTCAACTGCGTCCAGCTTAGCCTGCGCGGCGGCTTCCCGTTTGCGCTCAGCGGCGGTCTTGGTAGCGTCTACCGCATCCTTTAGCTCTTGCAAAGCATCTTCCAGACGGGTTTCAGCCGCGTTTGCCTTTACCAGCAACGCGGGACTCTCTGTCGTCCGGGCCACGCTCAACATCTGCGTAATCTTGAGTGCTTCTTCTCGCGCATCAGAAACTTTTTGGCGCAACGAGTCGAGATTGGCCTCCGTCATTTCTTTCTTGCTGATCGGCACATTGCGTGACTTAGTGCCGCGAGCCTCGGACAGAGTTTGTTTGGTCGAAGTCCGGCCTTCCCCGGCTTTGCTTTCTTCAGTACCTGCACGGAACTGTGCTGGCGCAGCAGTCTCTTCGCGTGTGACGGGACCGATGGCACGTTTATTTTGTTTTTTCTTCTCTGTTTCAAAGGCAGCTTGGGCCTGCGCACTTTCGGCACGAACACTGACAGCCGCAGCTTCGCGTGCATTCTTGGCAGCATCATCAAGCGCTTTGCTTTCTTTTGCTTGCTGGGCTGTTAACACCTGCACACGCTGGCCACCAACAAGACGCTCTACGCCTTTGATACCGGCGCTCTGGACTGTAGCCAGACGTTGCTCCAGATCACGTTTCTCTTTAGCGGCTTTGGCGGCTTCTTCGCGGGCAAGCGCATCAGCGCGATCAGCCACCTTGCGTTGTTCTTCGGCGGCACGAGCAGCAGCGGCAATGTCTGGCGGCGCAACTTCCTTGCGCCTAGCCACCAAGTCAGCCACGTTTTTTTGCAAACGAGCCAATACGCGAAACTCAAACTTAACTTTGTTGTCGGTGTGTGCTGCGGCCACTGTAGACGTTGTATCTAACTCGGCGTTGGCCTCGTTCTGCATAGCGTCAATCTGCGTGCGCGAGTTTGTGACTTCTTTCAGCAGCGCATCAATTCGGGCTTTACTGTCAGGGGAAATGCCTTCGGCATCAGCAGCTTCGTACCGTTTTTGCAGCGCAGCTTCGTTTTCCGCCAGTAATTTTTGAATTGCTGCAATCTTTGGGCCGAGCGCTTCACGCGCCGCTTCCCGTTTTGCATACCTGTCCACCATAGCCCGTTCCACAGCGTCTTGCAGTTTGTCGCGCTGCTCGGTTTCAAGGTCTTTGGCTTCACTGATACGCGCAGCCAGTTTGTCTTTTGTACGAGCGGCGGCAGTTGGTTTAGGCGCTACGCGGGCAGCGTATGTATCGATGGCGCTGAGCAAGTCCTTCCGCATTTTAATAAGCTGTGCGGTAAGGGTTTTATATTTAGCAGTTGCCGGTGCGCCTTCTTGCCTCAGCAGTTCGTTTTCTTTGTTTGTAGCGTCAATCCAAGCGTTGTACCTGTCTTGCACAGCTTTTGCAGCTTTGTATCTTTTGTCTGTAGGGTCGGCCTTTAATTCTTCAAAAGTAGACGCACGCGACACATACTTACCAAGGCTTTCGCCCACTTTAGGAAAGGCTATGCTCAGCCACTTTGCCCCTTCCATGCCCGACTGGGCATCGGCAATCTGCTTATTAAATACAGCAATCGCTTCGCTGCGTTGCTTCATTACGTCGGAGTAGCGGTTGGCTTGCTTCAGTGCATCGGCAGCACGGGCTATTGCGGCACGGGCTTTCAGCACCATTGGTGAGCGGTTAAAACTCTCCGGCGTGGCTCGAATCGTACCGAACTGCTTGGAGGGGGCAAACATCTCCTGCTGACCCTCAACTTTACCAACCGTCTCACTGCCTTGCTCTAGCTGACGGTATGCTGCAAGCGCGTCGTTAATGTCCTGCACGTAGCCCGGCTCTTCTTGCAGCGCGGTGGCTTCTTGGCGGCGACCCGGCTTGGTTACATCCCGCTCCCTGACAGTTTTAGCGCCAACCATGCGGCCAGACAACACCCGCTCCGCTTGTGCCTGTACGGCGTTCAGCAAGTTTTCTGACGCACGCCCGTTTTCAATGACAGCCTGCGCTTGCGTCAAGGCGGTGCGCACATCGTCAGGCATCTCTCGGGTGAGCGCCTTGGTCAACATGTTGCCAACGTAATCGGACTGACGCCGCAGTTGTCCCGACAGCGTTTTGGCCTTCTCGCCTTTAGTTTCAGCCGTCTTCTCGGCTTCTGTAATGGCAAACTGCGTCTTGAGCAGCGGCTCAATCTTCTCAGCCCGTACATCGACTTGGCCCAGTCTGTCTCGAATCTGGTCAAGCTGGTCTTTCATTACCTGCACGGCCTGCGGGTACGCGCCAAACCTGTAACCCTCGATTGGGCGTGAGTCAAAGACTTTGCGCTGCTCGTACCGGGCTTCCCTTACTATTTTGTTTGCCCGCATCTGCGCAGGCTCAACCATCACCGCCTCAGATGTGTCGCGTTTCGGTTCGTTCTGGACGCGCTTAATCCACTCATTGAAGGTGTCGTAAAGTTCTGACGCGGCCTTGACGGCTTCGTCTGTGGTCATAGCGGGCTGGCCGTTGGCACGTCGGTGGGTGGCGGCTTCTTGCAGCACTGCCTTAATAAAGTCTGCCCGTGCTTTTTCGGAGCGGGTAACCAAGCCTGCCTGAGTGCTTGAGGCCATCTTATCTTCGCTCAGCACCTCGCCTTTGCGTAGTCTGTCAAGGCTCTCCTCCACGGAGTTGAGCGCTGCTTGCTGATCGTTACGGGAGCGCAAGACCGACTGGGCGTACGCGCCACTGGCCTCGTCCTGCTCAAACTGCTGGAGCTGTTCAATGGCTTGATTGCCACGCCCAAAAGCAGCAGATGCTGCGGAAGACTCCCCAGCACGTTTAGCAGTGATGTAGTCCTGCTCTGCCGTATCAATTGCTTTGGTCAGCGTATCGATGTTGGTCTTGATGCGCTTGGCATCGCGTGATGGCTTGATAGCTGGATTGACCGCTACAACAGGCTGCTGGCCTTCCATTGCTTTCTCAAAGATTGGGTCAAGGTAGTCAAAGTTGGCTTCGCCGGTTGTGCGAATCTCTTCCTCACCCTCCATCGACGCTTTTAGCAACGCTAGCGGGTCTTTGTCTTTCGTGGTCTTCTGCGCTTTGAGGTCTTCGGTGCGCTGCGCCATCTCTGTTTTGGCAACGGCGGCTTCTTCTTTGGCGGTAGCTTCAAGTTTCAACTTCATCGAACCGCGAACAATGCTTTGATCCCTTGCTGTCAGACCGGGCAATTCTGTTTGATTGTCCACGATAGCCTTTGCCATGCGCGGGTCGGCCATCAAGTAGTCAATGTAGTCGGGAGCGTCCTTCTTAATATCCCCCGTAAAGATCATCTGCTCTTTAGATACCGCAAGGCGGTCAGCGGCGTATTCTTCCGGTGTCTGGGTTTCTGGCCCCGGCGCTTCCGAAGGCACAACAGGTTCAAATTGCTCTATGCCAGCTTCGGCCAGTCGCGCAGCGGCGGCTTCCGGCCCTGCATTTAATGACGCCCCCCGCTGCTCACGCGTGCGCGTAGCCGGTTCCGGTGTACCCATCGTCTCCAGCATGTACTCTTCAGGCGTCATGCCTGCAAGACGGGCAGCTTCTTTCTCTTTGGCAACGATTGGCAGAACGCGGTTGTACTCGTTGGCAAGCGGCTCGGCGTCTTTAACCAGCTTATTTAGCTGCTTGTTTAGGGCTTTGTTAAATTCTGTGTCTGCCAGCTCAGTTGGAGAGCCCTTCTCTATTTTGCGAATCTGCGCTTTCAGGGCGGCTTTCTGTTTCTCAAATGCTTCGTAGTCCGCCACTACCTTGCGGGCGTAATCCGGCTTCAAACGCTCAGCGGCTTCGTCTGCAAGACGCTTTTCTTCCTCAATCCGCGCTGCTTGGGCTTCTTTAAACTTCTCGCCTTCTGCGGCTCTGGCTTCGCCACGACGCTCAACGTAACGGCCAGCAGGCGACAACACGCCGCCAAGAACCGCACCGCCGACCAAGCTGTCCCAGTACTCAGCCCGCGCCTTCTCGTCCGTGATCTCCAACCCAGCTTGCGCACGCTCCAAAACTTGTTGCCCAGCTTCAGTCAAAGCTCCGGCAGTCATTGCCTTGCCTGTGGCGGCGGCGTAGTCTTTGGCAACTTCTTTGAGGCCCTGCTCCGCAAACTTCTTGGCAGCAGCACTGGATACTTCTTTCCCACCCGCAGACAGAATGTTGCGGATACCCGGCAGCATCTTCAAGCTGATTACATCAAGCGCAGCCTGTGGGATGGCGGCTAAAGCCGCAGCACCAAGATCGGTTTGTCCCAGTTTGAGGTTCTTGTCCTCGTCCAACTGACGCTGCAAGTTGGAACCAGTGAACTGGGCGGCAGAAGCCGCACCCGCAGCCGTACCCCCAAGAACTGACGCGCCAAGAGCGCCCAGACCGAGAGCGCCAGACACAGGGGCCGAAGCAGCCGCTCCACCCGCGATCAGGGGCGCTGCCATGTATGGCAGGGAGCCGCCTAGCAACTCAGCGGTTTTAGTAAGTGGGGCTTCGCCAAAAGTTGCTGTGGGCTTGAAGGTCTTCTTCTGGTACTCCTCTTGCTCCTGCATGTACTTGGCAGCAGCTTCTTCGTCCATGATGCCGGTTTTGCCAGCGAGCGCAGCGAGGCCGGACTTGAGTCCAGAGTAACCTGCTTTAAGTGCGGGGGTGAAGCCTGATTCCGGGCCTTCGCCGGGGGCTTGTGCTTTTGGAAATGAATCCGGGTACATCCGCTGCGCACGGGCATACGCTTGCTGCGGGGTCTCGCCCTCCCTGATAGTTACCGAATTGCCGTCTGGTAGGGGGAGGTATTGAGCCATATTTTTTCCGAATTGTGCGGCGGGTAATCACCCCCATGCAGGCCGAACTGCACGGGGTACGGTCATTCTATAACTTACGGGAGCGCTTTACCAGTAGGCGTGTTTGACGGTTGCAGCAACATACTTTGCATTTGCTGCTTAACCAACGCGGCCAGTGCCGGGTCTGTGCTCTCTAAAAGTTTAAGCGCTGTTGGGTCTTTGGCATAAGCGGTTATTAAAGAGGACAGCCCTTTTGAATCCGTCCCCATAAGTGCTGAGTACCTTTTGAGACCGACTTCCAAATTACCTTTACCAAGGTCACGCGCCATGCGCTCTATGCCGGAAGGCATATTGGCAACACGTTCTCTGGACTGGCGATCAAGTGCTGATTGCTGAATTGCTATATCGTTTGCAATTCCAGCGCGGGCATCCGTTCGGTTCTCACCGTAAATCTTCATACGGGCATCAATCTGGTACTGCTGCCCAGCCAATGACGCGTCCCGGATGTCTTTGTTTGCGGCGCGAACGGCACTCTTGTCCATCATGGACTGGTTCTGCTTCAGTTCGTCTGTGCGATCACGGGCCTCGTCCAGTTTTTCCTGCGCCGCTTTCAGGTCTTTGATGCCGGACTGGTACTGTTTGAGACCCACACCCGCACCTTGAGCAATACCAGCAAGCCCGGGACCGCGAGACTGCATCATTGCCAGACCCGCTTCGAGTAAAGCCATGCCGGTGTTGGCATCTTTGGACTTGTCCAACTCGGTTTGACGTTTGTTAGTACGCTCTTCCCGGCCTTGAAACTGGTTAGCGCGAGCTGCAATATCTGCTTGCAGTTCTGTTTTGGCATCAGTTGCGCCTTTGTTGCGCTCGCGTACAAGTGCGTCCATCGCCACCTGCTCGGGATTTACGGTTGGCCCCATTGCTGTTTGTGCAGCCTTCAACCGGTCAAGGTACGACAAGCCTGCCGGAGCCGCAGGCGCAGGAGCACGGGGAGCGCCGGTACCCGCACCGGGCGCACCAACAACAGGAGGAATTTCAACTTTGGGAACAGGCGGTGTGTCAGATGTAAGGCCCGCAGGGAAACGAACATCTCCACGGGTAAACCCTTGGTCAGCCACAAGCTGTCTGTTACGCGCAGTTTGCTCTGACAAGGACTCCGGGGCTGGCACAACCCTATTAGCTTCCGCCTGCTCTTGTAAAGACTCGAAGCGTTTTTGCTCAACGGGGGTTATGTTGGACCGCAGCCACCTTTCAAACGCGCTTCCGCCGGATTGAAAATGCTGCACGTCACCGCCATCCCCAAACGCCACAATGCCACCCTCGGCCATGCCCTGCATGTTGGGCGCTGGGAGAGCGCCGATACCCACATCTTCTGGCATGGGCTGGGCTTGCGCTTGGGGCATTTGAGGCTGTGGGGGCGGTGCCATCATCCCGGCAATACCCTGATCGACCACTTTGGGCTGCGGTGCCATACCTTGCTGGCCCTGCGCGGCATCGCGCATCTGCTTGCGGCGGTTGGACTCGGACAGCGCCAGCGACACCGTGTACGGGTCGTTCTTGTGCATCATGGCGTACTGCTGCAACGCTTGATCTGGCATCTTGGCCAGTTGCGAGGTAATCTGATTGACGTTAATCATGGTTTACCCTTACGCCATTCTTGAAATTGCCAACTCAGCCAGACCGGCAGGGCGGTCTACTACTGCGCCGCCTGCGGCACCAAACAACCCAAGTTTAGACGCGCCAAGCGCTGCCGTACCCAGACCCGTTGCGGTGGACAAGGCCGATGGTGGAGGCTGATAAATCTGCGATGACGACTGTGACAGGGGCAGACCACGCAGCATGTCGGATTGAAAGCCCAACTGCTTGTACGGGTAGTTCTGCTGGTTCAAGAAGTCTTGATACCGTTGCGACAGGATGTTCTGTTGCTGCTGCTGTTGCTGCGTGCCATACGATTGCTGGAGCTTGTTGATGTCCATGCCCTGAGCAAACTGCTGTTGGCCAAGCGTGCCCATCTGACCGGCACCTTGCAGCGCGGTTTGAATCCCTTGAAGACCAAGACCTGCACCGTACTGTTTGGACTGCTCTCCAAGCTGTTGCGCTTGCAGGCCAAGGTTAGAGCCAAACTGTCTGGATTGCTCTCCGTACTGTTGCGCTTGCATGCGACGGGCTTGGTCGGCGTTGTATTGGGCTTGTGCTTGATTGTACGCGTTCTGTAAACCTGTGGCTTGAATGTCGCCTTTTTGCATAGACAAATTCCGGGCAGCTTCCGCGTCCATAATTGCTTGGCGGGAGCCACCAAATGCACCTGCACCGGTAGCTTGAGCGTTGCGTCCTTGAGTGGCAATGTCGCCTTGACGTTGGGCTTCTCGTTGCTGGATGTCAACAACACTCTGCATGTACGGGGACATGTACTGCTGCGCGTCTTGTTGCCCAAACTGCCCGCCTTGAAACTGTGTCGGGGTAAAGCCCGTTTGAAACGTAGAGGGGTCATATCTTGTGTTCAAAGCACCTAGCGTAGCTGCGCCAGCATACTGCCCACCAAGACCCGTCAAGCCAGAAGTTTGCATACCCTGCGCACCTTGGAACGCCTGCTGCTGCATTGGGGTAAACCCTGCAATCCTGTCGGCACCATAGGTTTGATACGGGGTTTCTGTTAGCGCCTCTGTCTTACCCAGCAGTTTCTCAACATACGGCTTTGCGTAGTCGGGGATGCTTGTCTGCGTAATCTGTGTTTGTGTTGGCTCTGCCATTACATGCTCCTTGCGGGATTCGTCACTTGGTTATGCGGGCAGCAGTTTTGCTGCGCGGGAGTTCGTTGCCACTTTGTCTTTGCCAACTGTTTTCTTGCGGGCTTTCTGCACCCGGTCCATCATGGCGTACAACTGACGAGCGCCCGCTTCGGTGGAGCCGTTACCCAGCTCAGACACAATGCGTGCGGGGATTACAAACTCACCATCGGCAAGACGGGCTTGCTGTTTCCGGCCAATCATTGCAGGGATAGAGTCAGACACACCATCGCCGGGGCCACGCAATAGCCTGCCACCGTCAGAGTAATCGCCAAGGTTATACGTACCACCTTGGGCTAGCGCAAGTAAACCGCCGTTGGCTAACGCCATTAGACCGCCACGAGCCGCGTCTTCAACGCCACTATCATCGTTGGCAACGGAGTCAGTATCGACGTTACTAGCTGCTGCCGCAGCTTCCATACTGGCTTGTGACATCGCTGGCCCGGTTGTGCCACCTTGACCATCATAGTCGCCCTCTTGGTCGCCTAAAGTACCCATCAAGCCGCCGCCGTACGTATAAGACCCCGGTATTGCATCGAGGTCGTTATCTTGAACATCTTGGTTCCTACCAGAAACAATTGAGTCGTTAAGCGCTGTCCCCCTGCCTTCCACAGGCGCATAGTTATTTTGGCCCACTTGCTTGCCGCCAAACATATTTGCAAGATAACCAAGTGCAATGGGGGCAAAAGCGCCGGGAACCATTCCTTTTATGGCGCCTGTTCCTAAAGCGGTTAAATTTGTTATAAATGCGTTTTTTGGGTCTGCGAAATACTCCGCTCTACCTTTGTCAGACAGTGCTGTCCACGCAGGGTTTGGATCAACGTTGGGGTCGCTACTTCCGCCGGAGTCAACAACAGCCCCGGACGGCAAAATAGTTGTGGCCCCTTCCCCACTGGGTTTGGTGTAAAGCCCCGTCCGAGGGTCGTAGATGTAACCGCCAACGGAGCCACCCGCTGCCATATACTCCGGGCCGGGAGCCTTGTATGGGCTAAGCGCTGTGTACTGATCGTTAAAATATTGACGCTCTCTGGACGACATTGGGTCGTTTTCGGTACGGTCAAAAGCACTGGGAACTTTGGTACGGGCGTACGTGTAGGGGCGGATCATGCCCGGACTTTGCGGAGTCGGAACTTTTTTGTCATCCGAGGAGAGCGCAGCGATACCAAGTGCGCCAAGCGGCATGGCGTTCTGTTTGGCAAACTTTAACGCCGCGTCGGAGCTAGAAGTAACGGCGTTGTATCCCGCACCAAGCCTGTCCATTGGGGTTTTATTGGCCAAGGCCTTGGCAACTGCTTGTTGCTGATTTTGTTCGTTCATAAACGCAGCAGCGTTCTGCTCACGTACGGTTTGCGCGGCCAACTCGGCGGGACTAAGTGTTGGCGTAACGGTTTGGACACCTTGCGCTGCGTTGACTGCGGGTACTGTCTGGACCACTCCTGTTGGATAGTAGGCGCTGGCCACTTCATTTGTCGTGCTACCAAAAAGATTGGGGGTTGCTGTTGCAGAAACCGCACTTGGAGTAGCCGCTACAGGAACTGCTTGAGGAACAATAGATTCTGCGGCAACTTGTGGTGCGCCTGCGCCAGCGGCGGAAGAAATTGCGCCCGTACCTGCGCCCATTAGACTTTCACCTAGTCCAGAGCCGCCATAAGCACCCAGACCGGCCATCAAGCCTTTTTCTAAGCTGCCGGAAGTAAGAGCAGTAATGCCGCCAACTGTCAGGCCCGCCATAGTGGAAGACATCAACCCAAAACCGGCAGGGCCAAGCGCAAAGCCCGCCACCATCGGCAAGATATTTTTCAAGAAGCCTGCTTCTGCCAGACCTGTCTCTGGATTGATGGTCAACGTGCCGCCGTGTTTGAGGGCAAGCGCTTGCAGACCCGCGACTTCTTCGGGAGCCATGTGGACCAGCATGGAGTCTGACCCGCGACCAAGCGAAGCAAGTCCTTGTGCAGTTTGTTGGTTCATGGAGTCCTCTGAAATCGGGGGTGGGTCGAGTTTATCATGGTACTACCTTTAACACGTTTGACGCTGATGTGTCGTAGTAAACGTCCCCAGTTTTGAGCTTGCCTAATGCTAGGTCCGCCTGTGTTGGAAGACTGACACGCAAAGTCCCAACGGTTACTCCGGGCTGGCTAAAACTGAGCGCAGTGGTAATCTTTCCGGCAACATTTTGCGTAGACGCCAGCATAGAGCCGGGGTTGTCTAGCTCGTTAAAGTACAGGCGTATGGAGCTAATCAACGCCTCCATATACTGCGGGTCGTATTCAGCCGGTGGGTTGGGTAAGCGCGGTGCGCGGACTAGGGGGTTGCTCATTTTTACCTTCTTCCGTCTGGACGCACGTCAATGGATGGCACGCCAAGCTGCCACTGCACGCCAAGCCCGTCGGAGCTTATTTTGAACGCCATCTGCCTGCCACGAACACGCACGTAGATGATCTGCGTAAACTGCTGCACCGTATAGTTTCGCTGTGCCTGATAGTTCTGGGTACTTGTAACGGCTGGAGTTGCGGCAGTGCTGTAGTTTGAACCGGGGTTCTGTCGTGGTCGCATAGTGAAAGTAACCGACGGATTATTAACAGACGAGCCATCAAACGTAATATCTGGAACCATCCGCCAAACAAACCCGTAGTTGTGCCCGTCGCCAATGTCAAAATCAGCGGACTGAATGTACGAACTAATAGCCGATGGCGGGTTGGTTGTGCCGTCATCTACACCATTCTCGTGATACACAAGTTTGTTACCGTAGGTAGTTGCCATAGGCTGAATCCGCAGAGGACTGTCTATCCACGCAGTACGGGCCAGAGTTCCGTAAGACCAGACTTTTTCAAGGTAGTTATAAATAACATAACTGTCAATTGTTGTTGACCCTGATGAGCAGTAGTACCACCAGACTTCATTAAATCCCTCATTGGTCCCTGAGAAAAACTGGAACGACTGAGATAAATTTATGTTGCCGTAAATATACTGACGAAGTGGGCAGTACAGCGTTTCCACCCGGCCAGAGTATATGTAGAACTTGTCTACACCCATCCAGTAAACAACATTGTTTGCCGTGGCCGTTGCGTTTGGACTAACAATGGATAAGTTGTCTGCAAGCAGTTGAAAACCCCATACATACGGGGGGCCAAGGTACTGCATGGAATAAATGGCGGCGTCCGTCCAGACCAAAATCTCTTGCCGAGCCTGTAGGGCGGAAACGATCTGGGATCCGTGACTGAGTGTGTAGCTGCCTGCTTGGTTGGTAATAGCGGGTGTCCACTGCGTATAGTCTGATTGGTCTGACCAGCGTATCAGCATGGGGTTCTGGGTAGCGGAACCGTAGTCGTTTACACCAAAGCAAAGAACAAAGCGTGAAGCGTCCGACACCATGACAAAGTTACAGATGTCTGGGGTATCCCCGGCAGTGAGTAAGATTCCCCGGTCGTAAATATTTGGATTGGCGTTGGTGTTCCAGTAGTACAGCCCGCCGCCTCTTGGATTAAAGATCAAATCTTCGCCGTAGTTGGACTGACTCCAAAGACGAAGCTGCACGCCGATGCCAACACCAGAGGCCGCTGGTGATCCCCAACCTGTGCTTGTGTACCCGGTAGTAATGCCGCCCCAACCGCCAGCGCCCCAACCGACGTTTTGTGTGTAAACAGCGGAGCCGGTTGTGATTTGATACGCAGCCACTGTAGCCCCGCCGCCATTGCCGACATCCGAGGCATTTGCTGCAATGGTAGAAGTGATTGTGTAAATGTTGTTGCTGGTAACAGTGGCTACGCGGTACTCTTTGTTAAGCACGGTAGCGGTAATTCCTGTGGTCAAAGCAAAAGTTTGAGTTCCTACCCCCACAGTTGTTATGTCAATTGCAACGCCGCCGGATGTTAAAGAAAGTTTGCACGAAGCTGCGGGTGTATTACTATTAACAACAAAATAGGTAATGCCGGTTGACAACCCTGCTGGCGCGGATGTAGTTGTAAATAATTGGAGTGTTGTTCCGTTTGCAAGTGCCGTGGTAAAAATAATTGTGTCTGTAGCTATATCGGCTGTATAAGTTTGGGTGCTTAAGGCAATAGCGCCACTGTACGTAACAAAGTCCCCAGCTTGCGCCCCGTGCCCGGCATTGGTAACTGTTAGGGTGGTCGAGCCGTTAGCGGCTGAAAAAGTTACAGCCCCCGGAGCGGTGGTGAGTCGGATAGGGGTGATGTCGTAGAACGTGCCACCCGTATCACTCTGGATGTAAAACTTGAGGTTAGTTCCAATGCCCAGCAGGTTGTAGTTAGACAGTGTGATCCAGTTCCACAAAGACCGGCAGACGCCCCAGAACGATCCCGCAGGCGGAGCCAGCGTAGCATTTGATGTGCCCGTATCAGCAACCCATCCGCCAATCTTTTCTGGATAGCCCGAACGAAAACGAACTTTATCCATCTCAAAGTACGTGCCCTCGTTGGCAAGCGTAGTTGACTCTCGGTTTACACCGGGACGAAGTTTAAGTTTTTGCAGTGGCATAATTCATTTTCTCACGTATCAGGCAAAAGGTCGAGTGCCTGCTTTGTCTATGATAAGCGCCTGTCTGCGTGGGGTTCCGTCTGATGTGTTTGTCACGCTGATGTGCGTCCAAGCATCGAACTCACGGATGATCTGGTCAAAGGGTAAACCCGCAGCAATGACTGCCCTGACCACAGCATCAGGGGTCATACCGGGAACACGGAAGTCACAAGCGGCTCCTACCCTATGTTGGCTGGAGTCTTTTGAACCAACCGAATCATTCACGGCCTTAGACCGGAACCCAGAGTTAATCATGATCGGCTTGCCGTCCAGCGCTTCTTTGACCTGCTCTAAGAACTCCGCAAGTCGTTGTAGGTTGGCGGTCTCGGCTTCGTTTGGCGTGTTGTCAAACTGCCTGTGACTGGTGGCGGTCAGTTCCGCAAGAGTGAAGTGTGGTGTCATTTTTTGCTCAACAAATCTGTCTTAGCCTGAGATCCTGCGGATGACCCAAAATAATACGCAATGATGCCCGTCCAAGCTGTGCCGAGACTTCCCAACATCATCAGGATGGCGGGGTTGCTGCTGTCCACTTTTCCAATGAACATCATTACCATAATTCCAAAAAAGCCCAGTGTGACTGTGCCTGCAAGTATTGGGGGCATCAGACTGCGGGTCTTGGACTGCATGTCCCGCGCTGATTTTCTATCCTCAACTTCCAGCTTTTCAAAGTTAAGACCAAGCTCCTGCGCCTGCTTTTGCAATTCAATCTCGGCAATCTTGACCTGAGCAATCTGGTCTGCCGTCAGCTTGTTGCTGGAGATCAGGTCGCCAACCTTCTCAGGATCAACGCCAATTGCTTTTGAGATGGCAGACACCGCCATGCCAGCCAGTGGGCCACCGAGTGCGGTAGCGATTGTCGGTGCGATTTGTTTTAGCCAGTCCATTAACTTTTACTCCTTGATAGCATAGTTGCGGCGATCAACAGCATCGCACGGGTTTTTTCCATGTTGTCAGGCGGTGAGGCCCATCCAACGGTGATCTGTCCTACAAATCTGCCCGGTTCGGGCGGAACGCTGATGCGGCATGTGTAGCCCACACCCTTCTCGATATACCAGATGCCCATCTCGCTCTGTGCGCTTGTGTATTCGCCACAGGGCACTTCGTTTGCCATGAGCTTGACCACATCGGCGTTGTTGGCTGAGTTCTGTGTAAACAGCCCCACGTCCAACCCGTCGTTTGTCTTGTCCCGCCCATCTCTGGTGTAAGCCCTGTGCAAGATGCGAGTCCCAAACATTGAGTTCACCTTAAACACAGCAACAATGATAGCGCCTGACTGTTTAAACAAATGCGCCGCTGCGTCTTCAACCCTGTCCTCGGCAATGCTTGGAATCTTCTTAGACTCCTTGTACGCCCCTATCAGCAACTCTTGATTTGTATATACAAAGTACCCTGCAAACGTAAGCACTGCCATCAACACCATCGCAAACAAACGGAACGGGCTGGATACATACTCCAGCACTTTGTCAATGATGCTTAACTGCTCTTTGCTCACAATCAGCACCGCCCGCCGCACTGCTCAAAGATGCCAAAGACAAAGTACAAAATTATTCCCAGCATGGCGGTAAACACCAGTCCTAGCAATGCCAACTCAATGACTTCATCAATTTCTTTTTTGCGTCTTGCAGCAAGTTCTTTTTCTCGCCTAGCATCATGAGCAGATTCGACATCCATCGCCGCTGCTCTGGTCTTAATCTTGTTCCAAACATCTATCTTGCCAGCCTGCATAAACAACAACTGCAACTCATCTTCAAACCGCTTAGCCTGATCGAGCGCCATCTCAATTTGGATGGCAGTCCCCATCGATGATTTGGACTTCTTGGCCTGTACCGCAGCCTTGGTCGCCGTGGACTTCGCATCAAAATACTTGCCCAGTACAGGCCCGAGAGAGCTCACGTCATCAACAGTCTTGCTGACCTTCTTGATTAGCGCAACCGCTGCCTGTATCCCCGCCAGTGCCGTTAGCGGGTCAATCATTTTCAACCTCCGCTACTTTCTTTGGCGCTGGTTTGTTTTTCTCCCGCCACTGTAGGCACCAAACCGATAATCTGTCAGACGACCAACTCCACCGCACGCACTCAAATACGGGCGCTGGCGCTTGTGCCACTGGCGGCGTAGGCGGTAAGGCGTCCATCAGGGGCTTTCAACTTGTTTGGCTCAGTTAAAAATTAAGCGCCCACTTTGGCTTCCAGTGCTTCGATACGAACCAAAGCCTCTTGTAAGGCAGCGGTCAGCAATGGCACTAAATTAGAAGAATCAACAGCTTGGTATTTTGGTTTGCCGTCTTCATACACGGCATCTTTTTCACCGCTGACAGCTTGGGGAACAACTGCTTGTAATTCATGCGCAATAAATCCGTCAACTGTTCCAGCCTCTGGATGGCTTATCCAAGTATAGGTTTTTGGAGCAAGCTGCTTGAGTTTGGCTGTTGCGTTGGATAGCGGCGTTACATTTTGTTTAAGGCGGTAATCAGAAGCAGAATAATAGTTAACGCCAGCACCACTAAGCTGTACATATCCGTTAGTGGTTACAGAAGGAAGTACCCCATCATAAAACACTATTAATGTCCCACTGGCTTGATTAGTTGCAGCCGCAAAAGGCACTCCCGCACCATTATTTTGTCCAACAAAACCTGCACCCGAACTGGTGGGCGGTTTTGCGTATGCCGAATAACCAGCAGTTGCTGTTATGCCAAAACCATTTATACCGGTAAAAGAATTTGTTGCACTGAGTGTAGGAATGCCCGCACCCGCCAAAGAGGACGAGCCTGTACCGCCATTTCCAACGGGGAGTGTGCCACTCACATTGCTACTCAATGAACAGTATGCTGTGGACGTAGAGCCTGTACCGCCGTTGGCAATAGGGAGTGTGTTGGTTACTTGACTATTCAAGCTCACATTTGACAACGACCCGCCGAGTGTCAAATTACCAGAAGAGGTAACTGTGCCAGTTAATGTAATGCCGTTTACAGTGCCTGTTCCAGCAACGCTAGTTACTGTGCCTGAACCGGGGGAGGGCAAACTAAGCGTGCTAAAAACGGTTCCGTTGGTAAAAACCATCGTTTTGTTGCCTGCGGCTATTGTGAGTGCTGCGCCCGCTGGAGTTGTGTTGCCCAACACTGTGGAGTTGTAGATCGACGCTGTGTAGGCGGTGTTGTTGTAAATGATGTACGTCTTCTCCTGCGGCGGAGCGTAGACGGCAAAAGCCGCGCCGGTTGTGGTGGTCAGTTCAATAACCGCATTTCGCGCTTCGTCAGCCGCGCCGTCCAGCGCAGTAAAGGCTTGGTTTGCCGAGGTAACGGACACCGTTGTGTACCCAGCAATAGCCGACTCGATTAGCGTGCCCAAGTTGCTGTTGGTCGTAGTGTTCCACGTACCGGCTTGTTCGCCAGCGCCAATCAGTTCAATTCGCAGTGAGGGGGAGTAGGTACTTGGCATAGGTGTCCTTTAGTTCCGGGTATTTTCGCAGGTTTCTTTAAGTGGGTGCAACCCAGTTAGGGTCATTAGGCCAAGTCATTGTCCACGGAAATCCTGCCTGCGCTGTGATGTCGCGTAGTGCTTGACGGTATGTAGCCCATGCAGCCTTGTCAGCAGTGCTGTCGGCAATCTGTGTCCAGTCGCTGTCTTTGAGCAGTTGTGTACGCGAGTTGCGTACTGACGTGGCTTGTTCTGCGTCCTTCATGGCCTTGTATGCAGCTTCATTCTCAGCCGCAGTCTTGGCAGGGGTTGTGTCTGTTGCAGCGGTGTCTGTGAACACAGGGCCGAGGATGTACTTGGTGTACCACTTGCCAGCAATCTGCTCCACACCAGAGCGTTGGCTGTACTGATAGACCGTGCCGCCTGTGGCTTGTGGGCCTTCAAACACGATGTCGCCAGCAGGGTCGCTGACGTAGGTGTTAAGCCACTCTTGGGTCAGAGGGTTAGATGGCAGGTTCTGAGCAAAGCGAGTACGGAACTCGCCCTCATACATAACTTCACCAGTTGAGCGTAAACGAATTTCCATGATGTGCTCCTATTAAGCGATTGCGAGAAAGATGTAGGTTGCAGAAGTTACGTTGACGTCTGTTGCTGATAGCTGATTAACAATAAACCCTGTGTTGTCAGTATCCACGCTGTCGTCTGTAGTGACTTCAGCGGCTGTTGTGTTGAGGCTGAGGTGCGGATCATTACCTGCAACAATTCCCCGTGCGCTGTCCCAGACGTACCAATCACCGGGCAAGTCTACACGCTTAATCATTACGAATCTTGACCCTGCTGTGAAGCCGCAGTTGATGGTCTGTGATGAGCCGTTGCCTGTGTAGCTGCCTACTTTGGAGACACCAGCGCAAGTTGCAAAGAGGTAAGTGACGTAATTAACTGAAACCGTGTTTGTAATGTTTGTGCCAACACTAAAAACAGATGTGGTTGGCGCGGTTGCATTCCAGTACGTTGAGTCTGTGCCTACATTTGTATCGCTACTCAGAAATAGATAATTACTAAACCCACTTGGCAGATATGTGCAGGCAACTGTCCAGTTGCGAGCTACGCCGGTACGATTTTTTCTAATAATTAATTCGGGTGCTATACCCAAACCATGTGTAACCGTACCTGCAATTCCCGTCCCTGTATCGCAAACCTCATCAAAGAAACCGGGGGCGCGGGTCATCGCATACTGAGCATAAGTAGCGCCAGAATAATTTAAATAACCTTGAACAAAATCAGCGCCAGTTTGAAAACCAGTATTTAAGAAACCCTGCAAACAAAATGTCCCCGACGTAGTTGCCTCGACATTTGTATTAGCTGATTGCAGTATTTGAGAAACACCTCGCAATTTATCAAAGAATACTGTTCCATAAGCAGAAGGATTAGCTGTACGTGGGAACGACATCAATAGGTCAGGATTTGTTCCAGTAGTCACTACAGTTGGGTTTGTCCCTGAACCTGTACGAGCCAAAGGCGCAAACACACTCGTACCCACAGTAGGAGTCTTCATCGGCCCACGGCGTATGGCTATGTAGATGTGTTCTGTGCTTGCGTCTAAGTTACCACCTACACAATCAAACCCTGTTGCAGTTGGATAAAACGCAGTTGCTGCACCGCCTCCTTCAGCGTCAGTTACGTTAGGGTTTAAATTGCGAATTTCAGTTTGTGACCAGCCACGCATGATGTCGTATATTGTCCAATACCGTGCTGCAAGGTTAGGTTTATATAGCCAAAACTGTGGCTCATACCCAAGGTTCACACTGGCATTACCACTACCATCAGTAGTAAATGACCCACACGAAATACCATTGGTTGAGCCACCACCAGAAACAGGGAAGCCTCCTGCGTTATGGGCGAATAGGTAGGCTACGTAGGTTTGACCAGCACCATTAACACCTCCACTACCCCCAACTGTAAATTGTGTTGCCGTAGGTTCTGTATTATTCCAATAATTAATAGTAGTACCAGCAGCGGCTGTTGAATTTAAGTTTATATATTTTGTAGCACCTAATGAACGATGGTAAACAATCCAGTCATATGGCCCAGCATCAATGCACTTAACAATAATTGTTCCGGGCAATGAACCAAGATTGTGAGCAATGTTTTGTACAGCATTACCAGAAGCACCTGTATACGTCACAACATCAAAAAACTTTGGCTGTTCACGGAATGTCCATGAGACGTAATTACGACTTGACCCGTTAATTTGATTATCGCCAAAAGCCCAAGTAAATCCGTTGGAATTAAAAGGATTAATGTAAGTTGACCCTGTATATGCTGCGTTTGTCAAATTTGACTGGAGTAGACTGCTGCCGCCTCGAACAGTGTCAAACAAGGCGTGGTTTGACGAAAAATCCCGTGTCTTAGCCCAAACCAACCCCCCTTTACCCGCCAAATCAATCCCATTGGTAATGGTTTGTGTAGATCCATTACCTGTATAAAGATAAGTCGAGAACACATCCTCAATGAACATGGGTGGGCTGGGCCAATTGCCTGCTTGTTGGGCTTGCTGTTGTTGGTCGAGCGTCCAGATACCCGAAGCTGCCGAAGATGTTGGCGCTACTGGAGACTTCGTGATAAACCCGCCGCTGTACTTTTGACTCATGTTCTGTCCTTACGCAATAGCCAAGAAGATAAAGGTTCCAGCACTTGCATTGATGGCTGCTGGCGCTGTACTGCTGATCTCAAAGCCTGAGTTTGCGGTGTCAATGTAGTCAGTACCTGTCACTTCAGCGGCTGTGCTGTTGAGCAGGAGATAGGGATCGTTACCGGCTACGATGCCACGGGCAGAGTCCCAGACATACCAATCGCCAGTGCTGTCTGTGCGTTTAATCATCACGAAGCGGCTACCTGCTGTAAATCCGCAGTTAATTGTCTGCGTTGTGCCTGTTCCTGTGTATGAGCCTACTTTAGATACACCAGCGCAGGTTGCGAATAGGTAGGCAACGTAGGTTGTACCTGATGTATCAGATGCGCTGTTGTTACCACGGACAGAAAACGTTGTACTTGTATCAGCTACATCCCAATATGCAGCGTTAACTACTACAGCGGCATCGGTGTTTAAAACTGCGTTATTGGCTCTAGCACCAACCCCCGTAATAATTGAGCCGCCTACAACCCAAAAAACAGTTCCCGAACGAGACTTAATAATTTTTAATTCGGGAATTACGCCAAGATTGTGTGTTTGACTTGTTCCTACTCCCGTCCCCGTATAGCAAACCTCATCAAAGAAGCTCGGGGCGCGTCTGAAGTTCCAATAAGCAATACTGGAAGTTATCCCAAAAAGCGGGTTATAGAAATTATCAATTAGCGCGGTATTGTTGGCAAGCCCCATACCGTTAGAAGTCCACACATATTCTGAAGTATCTCTATCTGTTTGCAACGCTGAGCCGCGTGTAGTGCTTGTGCCACGAAGCCTGTCAAAAACATTAGTGCCTGAGTTGTCTATTTTGCTTCTTTGGGCGCTAATTGAAAGGTCGACAGGAAAGTTTGTAGTGACTACTGCGTTAGCGGACGCATTTTGGGCAACAGGCGCAAACACACTCGTCCCCAACGTAGGCACTTTCATCGGGCCACGGCGTATGGCTATGTAAATTTGTTTTTGTCCAACTCCATCATACGGGGCGGCTGTAAATCCTGTAGCTGTTGGATTTACAAAACCACTTAGCGGTATTTCGGCTGCTGTTGTATTTGGAGAAAGTTTTGGGCAGGGTGTTCCACTATTGGGCCATCCGCGCATGGTGTCAAACATAAACCAATCTGATGTACCCGGCCCAGCAAGTTTAACAATTAAAAACTGTGGCTCGTACCCAAGATTTATGTTTTGTGTAGTTCCATCTTCTGTCCATGTACCACACGAAATCACATTGTCCGTACCTAACAGGCCAAAGCCTCCTGCGTTATGGGCGAATATATACGCCACATATGTGCCGCCTGATGCGTTAACTGAGGCGTCAGTGCCTACGCTGAAGACTGAGGATGTTGGTGTTGTTGAGTTCCACCACGTTGCACCTGTGGCTGCTGCGGCTGTGCTGTTTAAAACAAGGTATTCCGTATTTGCAAGGCTACGATGATAAACAGCCCAAGCTGCCGTTGTGTCTAAGCGCTTGACAATAATACTGCCGGGCACTGAGCCAAGACTGTGGGCAATTGTGCGGTTAGCTCCTGTGCCCGTCCAAGTCACAACATCAAAGAACTTTGGTTGCTTGGCAAATGTCCATGAGGCGTAGGTAGAACCTGAATTATTACCACCGCTATATGATTGAACAACAAATCCAGTTGTACTTACAGAATTTACAATATCATTTGCAACAGATTGTGCAGATGTATCATTGCTAGTAAGGGTATTTTGAATTCCTCTAGTTGTATCTTGTAAATAATGGTTGTATGTTGCACTTCTACTTTTTAACCAAACAAGTCCACCCTTGGTAGATAAATCAATTCCATTGGTAATAGTCTGTAATGCCCCTGTGCCCGTATAGAGAAAGGTGCTAAATACATCCTCAATGAATTTAAGCGTAGGTTGCAAAGGCCACAAACTTGCCGCCGTCAACTGCATCTGTTGCTCTAATGTCCATACGCCAGACGCAGTGCCTGACTCACCGCCCGTGGTTGTAGGCGGCGTTGCGGAAATGACCGCGCCCTTGTAGCGATTGGACATCTGTAACCCCTATCTCAACTTATCACTTCGTAGGAGATACTGTATGTGATGCCACTGGCTGTACCGGATGTGACAGTAATTGATGTGCCTTCCATCAGATATATCGCCGTGGTTTTGTCAGTCACGATCAACGAAGCATCAGCAGGGACAGACACTGTGGACACGATTGGGTACGCCGTACCGCCCGAAGGAGCAGAGCCTTGAGCTACAGCGCCGTTACTGTAGATAGACACGGTGGTGTCCACTGCCGCAGAACCGTTTACGTTGGCAGCAACAATCTGGTTAATCTTGAACACCTGACCGCTTGAGGCGGCATTAGGAACAAGAACAACTGCGGCTGTACCCGAGGGGGTGTAATAAGTTGTTGTGCCTGACGCTGTGGTCGCGGCGAAAAGATTTGGATTTGCCATGATAGTTCCTTAAAAGCCAAAGACCATTGCGATTGCCGTTGCCTTCGCTTGAGATACACCAGAAGCCGCAGGTGCGGTTGATTGCCAAGTTGTGCCGTTGCTTGTCAGCACATTACCGTTTGTGCTTGGCGCTACAAACAAAGGAGCAGATGTACCGTTACCTAAGATGACGTTGTTAGCTGTTAGGGTAGCCAAGCTTGTGCCGCCGTTAGCTACTGGAAGAGTCCCAGTCACGCCCGTGGTTAGCGGCAATCCAGTTAAGTTAGTTGCTGTCCCGCTACTTGGTGTTCCTAATACACCGCCATTGACAACAGGTGCGCCAGCAGTTCCCACGGCTACGGCTAAAGCAGTTGCTACGTTAGCGCCTAATCCACTGACGCCAGTGGAGATTGGAAGACCTGTAATATTGGTTGCTGTGCCACTAGAGGGTGTTCCAAGTGGCCCACCATCTTTAATTAGCATTGTCCACACACCGCCATGAGCAAAGTACATTGCGGCTGTAGAGTGAGCGTGTGCTATTGCTCCATGATATGTACTAGCAGACGGAAATGATGCTGGGTCATTCCAATAAAAAGGAATAACTGACCCTGCTGATGGCGCTGTAATTGCACCATCGTCAGCTATCGTCACCAAAGACGTTTGGATTATGTTTCCGGCTGTCGTGTCAAACCGTGTAATAGCATTATCTGAAGGAACAATACTTCCAGTCGTATTGCCGTATATGGCCCGTCCAGCAGGGTAGGTTACAAAGACATCTTTAGTGCCAGCAGAAAAACTTAACGCCGAAGGCTGTGTTCCTGAGCTATTTGCTAAAACAGTTGTCCGAGCTAAGGTCGTTCCCGAAGAGGTGTATGTACCAATGCCCACCTCCCACTCGTTGCCTATCTGGGCTGCAATGGTGTAGTAGGTTGTGTTGGCATTACCAACTACCGCAAAGGATTGAAACCCAGTAGTTGCGCCGCCAAGCGTAATAGTCCCCGTACCAGTTGTGGTGGTGGTCTCCTTTACGCGGTCTGCAATAACTATAGCCATATGTATCCTTATTCTGTCTCAACTAAAGACCTGTTAAAAGTTTAAGAAGTATTGACCAAAATCCAGTAAACGGGAAAAACAGTTCCGACGCTCCCGTTTGCTTGAACTCCAGACAAAGCAATTGATTTTAAAGCTACAACGGTTCCAACATTTCCGGATGCCGAAACTCCTGTTAACGCAAAATCTTTCCCGAAAGATGCCGTGCCAACCGCCCCAGATGCAACCACACCTGATAGCGCAACCGTGGTAGAAGGAACAACTATTCCAACTAAGCCTGCCGCCGCATCGGTAGAAAGTGCTTGGCCTTCTGCGTAAGTTACTACTCCAACAAGACCTGAAGCTGCAACTCCTGTCAACACAAATGACGCATTCCCAAAAGAAACAGTCCCAACCGCTCCGTCCGCAGAGACTCCCGTCAGAGGAGTCGATACTAACGTCTGATTGAGCGCAGAAAATGGAGCTTCTGCAAATGCGGATATGCCAAACATTACGGCCTACACCGCTTCGGGTTAAGTTGTAGCCAAGCGAATTAACGCTGCTGCTGTTGTGTTTGCAGGCATTGTTAGCGAAAACGAGCCCGCCGTAACAGTCTGCGAACCAAACGTGTGAACGCTGATGGCCTTATTACTCTGAGTTGCGTTGTAAAACAACACGCAATCAAACGCCGTTGACAAAGTCACTGTTGTAAAGGTCAAGCTAGCTGAGGGCGTAAAAAACGCCACGCCTGCTGTTGCCGATGTATTGGTTGAAGATGGCGCTGTTGCATTTGTTACTGTAATACCACCAGCGGTATAGTTAGTGCCAGACACTTCACCTGTTGCCGTGTAAACAGTGGTTGCCGCATTGATTGTTGCCGTCGTCAAATACAAAGCCGCTTTAAGCGTGTCTGTAGTTGGTGAAGTCAGGCTGGTGCGAGAGATAAGCGTTGCAGTGCCAAGCTGGTGCTCGCCAACCATAAGCTGTTGCATAAACGAAGTACACATTGATTGGGTATTTGCCATGATAGTTCCTTAAAAAGATGCCACTGAGCTAGTGAGCGTTACGGTTTTCTTTAACTGAACATGCGCTGAACGATGCACAAGTTCGCCATCCAACCAATACTCCACCCAAGTGGTGTACTCGTTGTCATTATCAACGAAACCTTCTTTTTTTTCAAGAAGAGTCTCGTCCATCTCGCCTTTGGTTGTGGTTACAAGTGCCATTACGCTATCCTTATGATTGCTGAAGTGTTTGATACAGCGGGGAACTGTACCGTGAATGTTGCAGTTGAAGTCTTATCTGCACCGAAATCAAGCACACAAACTGCGGGGCTTCCGCCGCCATTTTGATAAATCAAAGCTCCGCGAGCGGTTAGCGCCGAAGTCCAAACTGCGTTGTCAAATGAGATATAGGCGGTGCTGCCTGAGTTGCCTACCGTGGGAGCCTGCGCAATCGTGAGTGCCAGTCCACCAGCCACGTACCCAGAAGCCACAGTTTCGCCCGTAGCCGTATAAGCCGTGGTAGACGCATCAAGTGTGGCTGCATTGGTATAGAGTGCAATATAGAACGTCCCCGAAGTAAAGTTGAACGTACCGTTCATCAACCCAGTCTTAAAGACATTGCAGGAGAAGTTGCCTGTGAAAGCCATCAACGCACCCCGTTATTCTGCGGCAAAGGCGCTTGACGGTACTGACCACTGCGATATGCGTCGGATCGCTCAAGTCCATCACCAAGACGTTGAGCCAGTGCAAGAGCTTCTTTGTACTTACCGTCGTATAAGCCAATGATGTCCGGCTCACCCTTCATAAAGGTATATGCCTCAACCAGCGAGCCATACAACAGAACGGTGTCAAAGTTATCGCCCAGCCAAGTTGTAGTTGCCGTAGTGATTGACTCGGGGTAGTAGTAGTAATGCAACTCTACGTAATACGTAGCATCAGGTGTTGGGCCAAGAATAAGAGACAGCTCCGTTGTAATTGCTGAATTGAGAATTGTTGGGCCAAACAAAGCATAATATTTTGGCTCGCCCGTGTCATTTGGGGTTGGGTATGCTTGCCTGATGAAGTTTACATCCTTATTGAGTAAGTACTCAAACGTGCCCGTATCCAAGTTTGCATTAGTTACACCCGTTACCAACGCCAAGGAATACACAGACAAGAAATCATTTGGTAAAGATATGTACTTGTTGTTTGCCGTGATTGCAGAAAACATATTCTTACGAATGGACGGGAACTGAACTGAGTTGTATATACGTTGTTCAGCCTGCGTAATGAAGGTATTGATCTGCGTGGTTGCAGATACAGTAGCTTGACTCGCAAGGTATACATCGGGGAACTGATTCTCCGTGTATGTCTGAATCGTGTTATACAACGTCGTGTAATTCATGCCATCGGGCCTCGTGCCATCAGACCTTTAGTAGCTGCGCCAGTACCACGGACTTTGATACCGTCGGTTTTGACTTGCTTATTGTCAACATTTTTGCTGATGTTGCCAACGCTCATATTGACCGTGTCAGCTTTGCTGCGGTTTGGCTCTTTGCCGGGGGTGGAGGAAATTTTCATTGCCTTACCATCCATAGTGTGTGGCTCGGCATAGACACTTGCGCCGCCAACTTCTTTACCGTCTCGTTTCATGCTGAATTTAGCCATTATTTGCCCCTTTGGTTGGCTACTTTAGCCATACCACGACCCATACTCATCATCATCTCATTGGTCTTGCCGCCTTTGGCTAGCTTTGTCATAGGCTTGCCGGGATGAAGCCTTTTCTCGTGCTTATGCACGGCTCCAGCCATCATCTTTTTGTCCTGTTTTAAATCTTTCTTGTCCATCACTGACTCCTTATGTCGTTGCTATTGTTACTGTACCAAGTTCCACAACTAAAACCAAGTTATTTGGGGTCAAAACCGAGTCAAAACTGGATGAACCACCGACTGGGTTCCACCCCCACTGAAACACTCGACTACCGCCTCCGTTGTATCCATCAGCTAGATCACCAGAAACTTGATAGCTTGTATCTGGCCTTGGCTCACGCACTGCCTGAGGATCACTTACCGGATACATACCCAACTGAAGCTGCGGCTGATCTGGATCCCAGCAAGATTTGCAGACTTTGATGTTGTATATCTTGGTTTTAACAACCTGCTTACGCAACTCCTGCAACTTGTACCGCTGCCCACACCTGTCGCATTCAGCAATTGAATATTTACCTGAGGCAAATCTAGTTGGCATAGCTCACCTCAGTAGAACAACTGCCTTGGGACAAACCGCTCTGGGGCTTTCTCACGGTCTTCTTGGGATGCCAACAGCCATTGCTGCTCGTACTCACCTTTTAAAAATGCTACACGATCAGGAGAAACTTCAGGCCGCTTAGAACCGACGTAAAACGCCAAACCAGCCACCATACAAGGAATTAGACGGAAAGGGATGTCTTGCACGTTCACGCCGTTGCCAGCATCATGAAGTCTACGCAGTCTCCAATACACAAAGGTGTAGTCCCCACCAGCATTCGGAGTAGGCCAGACATTGATACAGGGCAAGTTTTGCGAATAGATTGCCGCGCCAGTTGTATGCGCCGCTGCCGTGGTGTAGTTCTGCCCACGGGTGCAATTTATTAAGCTGTTACCGTCTACGTTGGTATAGCCAATCGTCTCGGAATCAATCTTGATAAACCCTGTAGTAGTTAACCCTGATGTACTGCTAAGCACGATCGTTGTTGCAGTGCTGGTAATTGTGCCATTTAGAGTAACCGAAGTCACATTTGTCTGCGCCGTTTGACGATTAATCCACACCTCGATTGGACGCCCAGTCGTAAGTTTGTTTGGAATGGTGGAGTAGGTAGGCTCAGAGATACGGCTGATGTTGACGTCTGTCTGATTTGATGCCGTACCGTTGTTTTGTCGAATGACATGGTCAAGCAAGTCAATCGTGTCTTCTGGGAGTGGGTACACCGCCTGCCCAGTCACAAGTGCGATCGCGCCTTCTTCCACAGTCCACAAATTGATACCACGATTCGCCCACTCAATTGTCAACAGGTTCAGTGAACGGCGTGCCGTACGAAACTCATAGCCAGTACGAACCTCTAGACCCGCCCGCTCATACGCTTCCTCGATCATCTCATTGAGATCAAGGTTAAACGAGTTGGAAGAGGATACGTAAGCCATTATCTAAATCCTGCTGTTTTCTTTGCTATGCCTTTTGGCTGCGCTACGAATTGTTTTCCGGCTTTTTTGCCAGCGCGTTTCGCACGCGTTGTCGCAGCGTACTCAGCAGGGCTAAGACTTTTGATCGCAGCTTTTGGAAGGTATCGCTCACCTGTGTCAGAAGATTTTTTACCACTTTTAGTTGTCCAATCTTGTTTGCCCCAGTCCTTTAAAGACTGTTGCGGTTTAGCCAACCCACCACCTGCCATCTTCTTACTTGCGCAATGCGCCTTTTCTGAAAACCCTTTTGGGCTATCACAGTTAATAGACGCTTTGCGCTTGTCAGACCATTTAGTCACGATACCCACCGCCAGCAGCCTTGTACCGTTTAGCCATGACCTGTGCTTTTCTCGCGCTCCATTGCCCTGCGCCTGTACCTACGATTGCCGCAGCTTTGACGCTGTTGAAGATACGTTTGCGTAGCTCAGGCTTGGTGTAGTTACCCGCCTCGTTTACTTTGGATTTTGTTTCTCCGCCCTCTTTATAAGAGGCTGTCTTAGCTGCGTTGGCAAAGTCATTTTTCTTTGGAGCGCCCGACGAGCCCGCGCTGCGCATCTTCTCGCCAGAGCCTGCGGCTATCCGTTTTTTCTTGGCTGCAATGTTGGCGTACAAACCGCCCCCCGCATATGTCTCCACATCTTGTGGATCATCAGTACGCTTAATGGTTTTGCCCTTGGGCATCTTAGAAGGGCTGATAGCACCCATACCACGAGAGGACATCATGATTTAGCACACCTTTCCGCGAGTCTTACCTCGCTGAGCGATACCATCGGCGCGACTAGAAACTGAGCCACCTTTTTTAATGCCATATCTTTCTTTGCCTTCTTTTTTAGCTTGTTCCCGGCCTTCCATACTGAATGTCTTATCCAAATAGTTACCAATGCCTCTAGGTATACTCATGACGGCATCCCCTATGGCTGCACGATTGGCAACTTTTTCTTCGTCAGTAGCGCCCGGTGCAAAATTTGTAGAAACTTTTGATGTGGGGGCAACTTTTTTTACGGGAGCAGCTTCGTTTGCTGGAGCAACTTCTTTTACAGGATCAGCTTTTTTTGCAGGCGCTGAGTCTTTTACAGGATCAGCTTTTTTTGCAGGCGCTGAGTCTTTTACAGGATCAGCTTTCTTTGCAGGCATTGAATCTTCGCCCCTACGCCGTAACCCCTTGTCTGCATTCAACAAGTCGCGTAAAGATTTATCTTCGCCATACTGACTTTTAAAATCAGCAAGCTCTTTAGCAGACACCATGGCCTTGCCATCTTTGACTTCACGATCTGGTTTGGGTGTGTATGCCATGATTACTCCTTAGCAGGCTTTGCCGCCCATGTTCATCTTGACCATTTTGCCTTTGGTTTTGCCTTTTGTAGCAACACCGTCAGCGGCT